CTGAACTTCTCCTACCTAGTTATCCAAGGCGTTGTCGCAGCTAATCACTGCTAGACGCTTGGGGTGACTTCATCGGGCTAGGGATCGCCAATCTCCCTTAGAAAGGAGGTAGCGTGAAAAGCCTGATGTCCCTCTGGTCCTGTATGGCCAATGAATTGGCCATACGATGCTGCACTAGCGCCACCCGTGACATAAAATATGTCGCGGGGCGGGCTGAACACGAGGGGTTATGGTTTTTAGCCGTAACCCTGGCAGACTTTGGAAAGGCCATCCAAAAATGGCTTGACCAAGGTTTTGTCGTCCCTTCGGACGCTCCGAGCTTTAAAAAGGCTTCGGGGCGTCGTACTGGTCTCCCGGCATTTCTGTCGGGTTTCCTTGGACGTGTGTTCGACCCTAGTAGTGGCGTGCTTCTGGATGAACCAGATATCGAGACAATCTATGCTTTGCGCCAGTTAACTCTGGTGTTCAGCAAGATAGCCTTCTCCGAGGTTCCCCGTAAGGGTGGACCTCGTCAGGATGGCGACCCGTCTAGTAAGACTAAGGTCGTTTCTCCCGAGAGGGAGAAGCTAGCGATGTCTGAGTACATCCAGTGTGAGAACGATGTTAAGCGCTCGGACTCACTCCTGGATGAATCCTTTTTGGAGGATTTCAGGAATATGTCTGAGATGCTATTTGGCAATTTGTTCGCCAAAGTAGATAGAGATATCTACTGGGGCAGACTTATGCCGAAGCATGGTCCAGGCGCTACTGCAGACCGTCTTCGCGGAAACGCGAAATACGATCTGCAAACCTGGACTCGGAGGATGGAGCCTGTTTTACCGGCGACATCCTTCCTCTCACCTAGTCCCCGCTTTGACGCGGAGATTGCTGGGAGGCTTAACACCGTCGAACCCGGAGCAGAGATGCCCGTTAGGGTTATCACCGTTCCTAAGACGATCAAAACTCCACGGATCATTGCGATTGAGCCTACTGCGATGCAATATGCGCAGCAGGCCATTCAGCGTGCTCTCCGTGACGCGTTAGGGGAGGATGACTTCCTCTCCCGCGTGATCGGAACAGACGACCAAGAACCTAATAGGTTCTTGGCTTGTGAAGGTTCTCGTAGCGGGAACCTTGCTACGCTAGATC